AGCGAGAACTTCCTGAGTGGTTAATCCGACAGCTTTACCTGCACCAGCAAGTTTGAAGGACATAGCGAGGATTTCGTTTTCAAATGCAGCGAAATTATTACCAAGAGCAACCATAGTTGAACCCATATTTTTCATGTACTTTTGAGAAACTCCCATGATGTTCATGAGTCGGGAGAATTGAGCTGCTCCTTCTTCTCCTGCAATATTAGTTGTCATTTGTAGCTTTGCCATTACATCAGTAAAACGTGTCAAGTTTTCTACACCCTCAATACCTAACTGACCTCCAACGGCTGTAAGCTCTGTGAGGGCTTTGGCTGAGGTTACAACTCTGGTAGATAACGTTTCAATGTTGGATGATAACGCCTCTAAACTTTCATCAGTCATATCTACAACTTTACGAACCTTAACAAAAGCATCTTCATATACGGCTAACATTGCAGATGCACCACTTGTGATTGCTCCAACTGTTAAGAAAACTCTCTTAAATTGATCGATAATATATCTAATGTCTAATTGTAAGAATACAAACTTCTTAGTCAACTCATCCAAAGCTTTTCCGATGGTATGAGGCAGTCTGACCAAAGATATAAGAGCTTTCGTAGCAGTTTTGAAAACAGTGAGCATGACTTTACCAAACGTCCTCACAGCTCTGATTGCGATTTTAACTGCACCTGCTATACCTTTTCCAATTAAGCGGATAAATCCCTTGATAATAGAAAAGCCCATTTTCATTACTCTAAAAGCTATTTTCAAAGCACCTGCAAACAACTTTGCTGCTCCAAATCCAATTTGGAAAGCCTCTCGCAGAGCAACACCTGTTGCCTTTGCAACTTTACCCATTTGTTTCATCATTTTAGTTGTTTTACTGATGTCTTTTTGCATATCACTTTGGGCTTTTTTAGTTTCTCTGACCATTGTTTTTGTCTCTTTTATCACATCACCAAAGTTAGTTTCAAAGACCACAAACGCTTTTCCTACTTCTTGTGCTATCGTCCTCACCTCCTTCTGGCTGGTCTATGTCTGGTTTTCGATTGATTACGTGCTTTTTTCTGTGCTTTCTTGCGTTGTTTATCTTTCCATTCAAAAAACGCTTTCCACTCATGGAGTTCACTACAAGACATGCGATTAGCGTAATAGTCTACCGTGTGACCTCCTAACTTCTCAGTAATGGCAAACAAAAGCATCCGTTCACCATTCTTAGTTAGTTTTTTGCATCTTCCTGAGGTTTAGCGTTCATCAATCTCATTGCAGCAGCAGCAAAGTCATCCACAAAAGAATCTGTGGGTTGATCTTTCAGTGCTGGAATGTCACTTTCATCAAAAACAAGCTCATCTGTATCTGGAACATAAGTGCAATAAATTACAGCGTAAATCTGCATCTTGTCAAATTCTACTTTTCCGAAATCATCGATGTCTTCACTCACACTTGCTTTTTTCAGAATTTTGGATCTCACAGATACAGATGGTTGTCTTATTTCAAATTTATCTCCGTTGTATTCTACTATTTCACTTGCGAAATCTTTCTCTGCCCCGACAGTTAATTTTCTCAGAGAATCTCTCTTACTCACTTAATACGCCTCCCTTTGTATTTTCAATTTTTGAATTTATTAGAGTTTCTCAATTTCTATTGTGACCGCTGAACCTGCGATTTCGTTGGTTGCGCCATCAATAACAATACCTAATCTGTCACCAACTGCTAGATTGATTTTAGTACTAGATACTAATACGCCTTGTTGAACTGTGTTAGCTGTGCCTTTAATATCAATGAGCCCACTACTTTCTAATAGAGCATCACCTGCACCTGGAGCCTCAGTTCCCTGCAATCTTTCGATGGTAAGAGTAGTTCCTGTAGAAGTAGTCTCAGCAGTAGCATGAACTTCTCTTACATCTGTAACTTTGTAAGTGTCATTCGCTACGAAAACAATATGATTAATTACATCAGCAGTTAAAGGCATGGTAATAGCAACCTGCTCTTTAGCTCCAGAAACATCTCCAGACACACTCAGTCCACTGGATACGGATAAAGAATCGATTGTTGCACTACTATTAACAACTAAATCATCGGTAGTCACTTTTCCATAAAATACTTTACCCTTTAATTTTTCAATTAAACTCAATCAAATCACCTCCTTTTAACTAGACCAACTTTCACTTACATGATCGCCTTCACTAGTTAATTTATCGTCGAGTTGTAACGAGATGTCCTCACCTTCCAGTTCATCTACGCCACCACTCAAATTTTTATTTTCAACCACGAACCAACCCCGATAGGTACCTGAAAGTCCTATGGGATTAACATCGATTAAAACAGCATCCCTGTTGTTCAACGCATCCTCAATAGCTGAACTCATATCATGGAATCCGCTTAGTGAAACACTTGTATCATGGAGTCCATAAACTCTGGAACGGTATCCACTTGAATCTTGAGCACTCACTAAATTTGTGCCATCTAATATGGTACCTCCCATATTGAGTTCATAGTTGGTTACATTGGCGATGCGTTCGGAGGATCCGACTGGCAGATAATTACCAGAAACTGTAACATCACTACTTGGAGCAGTTGTAAAAGTAATAACACCAAACAAATAGTCTAAAGTATAAAGACTAGAATCTACTGCAACAGCAGAGTCTTTTACAGTGGGCAGGGTATCTCGATCCAACACCCTTTTGGTAGTATCTGTGATTTGAAACTTTACAGACGATAAGGCTGTGGTAGCAGTGTCTGTGAAAGCAGTCGGAGTGCCTCCTAATTTAATTTGTGTCCTATAAGCTGCAACGCCCATTAAAATTCACCTCCATTTTATTATGCTGAGCCTAATGCACCATCAGCCTGTAATGAGATGTCTACGGTTTCTAACTCATCCACGCCTCCAGATAGGTTAAAACTTTCAACAACAGCCTCTCCCTTGTAACCTAAACTAGAGAGTGCAGTTCCGAAGGGTAGATATTCAACCCAGACATTTGTTCTATTGAGTCTACCATCTTTGATGGCTGTAATTCCTGCGTTTCCACTTGAGCTCATGTTACAAGTAACTGACACACTCCAATCAAGCAAACCTAAAATACGAGATCTTGTTCCAGTAGAAGTTAAGTCGGTATCATCTAAAACTGTGCCTCCCTGGGAAAGATCACCAGTGGTTGCTGGTAAAGCTGTAAATGTGCCACTACTTGCTGTACTAATTCTTATACTTTTCTTATAAGCTGCAGAACCCATTCATATCAACTCCTTTCTGTGATAATCTTGAAGTCTATATATTGATAGTAATAGTCGGGATCTTCTGGATTCTCGAAAGGTCTCGATTTACTTTGTACCATACAATACGTTACATTATGATTACTTATACTAAATTCATTCTTATTAAACAAGTCCTCGAGCGTATCGGTTATCTGGCGCGATTTTTTACTTCCTCCAACATCTTTGGTAGTATAAACAATAAATCGCACTGGGTAATTATAACCATCACTCACGCTCCCTAAAGTTGTCCAATATTGAGCAGTCATCGTATCAAGCCCAATGTAAGGAAAACTCGCATTACTCGGCACAGAATAAGGATAGAACGCAGGACTGCCCAAATCATCTAGTGCAGTACTGTTGTCGATTACACTTTTTATACCTGTAATCAAATCGTTCATTTATTTCATCCCCTCTCTGAACGCCTTCTGGAATATCTCAGCCATTTGTTGCTGATTCTCGGGAGCATCCATTGTGGGTTTAAAGAATGGTCTCGCCTCGAGCGGTTTATCCCTGTTCGGAGCACCAAACTCGAGCTCAATCGCATAGTCCGAATCGGAGTATACATAAGACTTCTTCTCCCCCTCATCCCAGTGAGTTTTAATAGAGTTTATGAGTGCACGAGTTAAAGGAGCTGGAGGTTCTCCTGGAGCAGATGCTTGATGTTTTGCTTTTCCTTTTACATCATGATAAATACGCCCTGTACGAGGTGGTGGTGTATCTAAAGTGTTTTTCACCATATCTCGATAAGCAATGCTCATAGCGATACAACCCATCTTGTGAGCCTCGCGAATTTTCTTTGCGAATTTATCACTGTGGTCTTCATATCCACTTTTCATGAGATCAGCTCCTTTCTACTCGTGTCGCTCTCATTGATAAACAATAATCCAATAATGGCAAGTATTCGTTTATTTCATAAACAGGATCGGCTTTGTCTTCTGAATAATCGAAGTCACTCGATTCGTATACCCTATAACCACTTTCAATTGTTACAGTTCCACCAGAAGATGTTTCGA